CTATTCAGCTCCGAAATGCAAGTGGAAGTTGGAGAAGGGCGGCAAGCCGACAGATTGGAGTCCTGCGCCGGAGGACATGCAGCGGGCGGGTGACTATTCCACGAAGTCATACGTCGATCAGCAGTCCAAGTCGATAGCGCTTGGTGTCGTGCAGGATTACAAGGGCGCGGACGGTTCCGGCTTGGCTACGAAGTCCGAGGTCAATGTCAGCAAGGACAATATCGCCCTAGCCGTGCAGGGCAGGTACGAGGGCGATGACGAAAGCCTCAAGGACATCCAATCCTCGCTGAACATCACACGGGACAAGGTCACCATCGCATTCTCGAACGCGGAGGCGGCGGACAAGGTCGGCGACCGGCTGGAAGCCTACCGGGACTCGAACGATACGAACGTGGGCGACTTGTCGGAACGGTTGGACGCGGAGATCGCGGCCCGCCAATCCTACATCCAGTTCGGTCAGGATGCGAACAATCCGGTGATGGAGATGGGCGCGGCGTCATCGACGGCGAGGATGCGGTTGACGAACACGCAATTGCAGTTCCTCGTCGGCGGCGTCATCGCCGCCTACCTCAGCAACGACCAGCTCTACATCAACAATGCGAACGTCCTACAGACGCTGCGTATCGGCAAGTACGCGTTCGTGCCCCGGTCGGACGGGCACATGAGCCTGAAGTATGTGGGGTAAGGAGGGAAAAACATGGCTGACGCCTACGGTGCCCAGCAACACAATTGGCGGTGCTGGCTCGGCTCGTGGATAAAGTCGGAGGATAACAATGGCGTGACCATCCGGTCCGAATGCCGCATGCAGACCTTGAACGGGTGGAACTACATCGGTTTGAAGGGGCATGTGGGCGCCGGCGCGTACGGCCAGTGGGCGGACGGCGACCCGACGAACATCACGGTCGGCGTGAACTCGTCCGTGACCCTGTGCGCCAAGGAAGTGTACGTTCCCAAGACGCACGGCCAGCAGTCCATCGACACGAGGGCGAACATTCGCATCAACGGCGCCTATGCGGGCCTGTCCGAGGCGGTATTGGCGCTCACCGTGGCCGCGAAACCCTCGCATACGGTGTCGTTCAATGCGAACGGCGGTTCGGGAGCGCCGGGCAACGTGACCAAATGGTGGGGCGAAAGCCTCACCATCCCGAACACGAAGCCGACAAGGGCGAACCATACGTTCCTCGGCTGGTCGAAGACCGCCAACGGTACGGCGCGATACCAGCCGGGCCAATCCTACGTCGGCACGTCTGACAGCAGTTACACCTTGTATGCGGTGTGGAAGCTCAACAGTCTGCCGCCGACCATCAGCTCATACCATGCCTACCGTTGCGACGCGGCGGGTAACGCGCAGGACGACGGCACGTATGTGAAACATGTCGCCGTCTGGCACGTTGACACCGCTCATGACACGAGCAACCAGTGCACGAGCCTGAAATTCGGCTACAAGGATTCCTCCGGATGGCATGATTACGATGTGGTCGTGGCAAGCTCAGGCACGAGCGGCACGAGCTCGATCCTTCCGGGCGGCTATCAGGCATCCTCCACCTACGAATTGCGGTGCACGTTGACGGACAAGCATGCGACGGTGCAATCGTTTACGACGGTCGGCCCGTCCGCGTTCATCCTGGATTTCAGCGCGGACGGCAAGGGCATCGGCATCGGTCAGGCCGCGCCGAGCGCCGGCACGAACGTGTACGGCAATCCGCTGAACCTGAACGGCACCGTGAACATCAACGGCATGCGCGCGTCCGACTCCATCGACGTCAAGCAATCCCAGAAATGGGACAACATCGAACTGCATGCCACGTGCGTGAACCGGACGGTCACGGTGAACGTGCAGCATCCGACCGGCAGCAACGCGATGGTCGAGGACATCAACACCCAGACGGAAATCGGCTACATCAAACCGGGCTACCGGCCGCCATACCTGTGCGGCGCCGTGGCGGCATATCAGGACGGCACCGCCGTATACGTGGAGGTGGAGGCGAGCGGCAAGGTGAAATGCTGGCGTTACGGCGGCCACCAAACCTTTTTCGCCTACTTCTCCTGTTCCATCTCCTACCAGATCTGAGGAAGTGAACCAATGTTTACCGGATTCTTGAAGGACGACGTGGTCGTGTTAAGCGACGACGGCTATCCCATCGTGGAATCGGCCAAGCCGGAAGTGCCGCCCTACTGCAAGGCGACGCCCTCGTATCGGATGGTCGGCGGGCAGATCATCCAATCATGGGCGATCACGCCCGAACTGAGCCGTAACGAGGCGTTCGAACATTATCTGATCAGTCAGATTCTCTCGCTGGACGATGACAGGGCGCTGCGCTATGTGGCCCTGTTTCCGGTCTGGGATTCCAACGGCAAGGAATACAAGACCGGCGACCGATGCACGTACGAGATGACCATGTACCGGTGTCTGGCCGATCATGCATCCCAGCCGGACCGCAATCCGAAGGACAAGCCGGACTACTGGCAGAAGGTAGTGAAAGCATAGTGCCGCCGTTTCAGGATTTGTTCAATTCGCAGGAGTTCTGGTCGGCTGTCATCATCAGTCTTATCGGCGGTGGCGGCATCGTGGGTACGATCATCACCGCGTGGAGCAACCGAAGGTCGGAAGCGCAGGACGAGCACGAGCAGGCGGAAGCGGACAAGTTGGCCGCCGAAGCCGCCGAAGCCGCGGTACGAATCCTCACCGACAGTGTGATACAGCCGCTCCGGACGCAAGTGGAATCACAGGGAGACCAGATCCAGCATCTGGAAGAGAGGCAACGCAAGTACTTCGCCCTGACCGCCTACACGCGTTCGCTGTTCCATTGGCTCCAGCAGTTCTGCGAGATCGTCGACCCCGACTTTCTTGAGCGGCATCCGAAACCGCATCTGCCGGACGAGCTGCGCGGCGACATCATGCCTGAATCATTCGACAAGGAGGAACAATGACGAGGATACGATTTCGTTTCCGCAGGCCGGACGGTCTGACTGACGGCGGCTCATCTCCACGTGGACTGGTGGTCTGCTCTCCGACGAGCCGCGTCGTCCAAAAGGACGAGAGCATCATGCTGCCGCTGCCGTTCGTGGCACGTCTGCCGGACGACGGGAGCGATCTGCTTGTTTCGTTGCAGCCGACCGGCAGGGACTGGTGCTGGACCATACGCGAGCAGGTCGCCGGTTACACTCACGTGCGGCGCGTGATTGTGCCGGACAGCGTGCAGACGTTGGATTACGCGACGCTTGGCGAGGCGTCGTGGGCTTCGTCCGCAACGGCTGGCGGTCTCGTGCACAGCATGCGAGTGTATTCCGGCGTCATCACGTCGGGCGCGCACGTGCCCGCCGCCAGTCTGAAACCGTCCGACAATGTGACGGTCGGCGACACGTGCGTGGATTCGACCGGCAGGGTGTGGATGATCACCGGCCTCGTCGATTCGGACGTGGTGTTCGGCATGGACACCGGGGTGACGCTCGGCGGCAAGGGCGAGCGTGGCGCGAGTTTCCTCAGTGGCATGGGCAGGCCGTCCGACCTGACACAGGGCATCGTCGGCGACACTTACATCGATTTGACGACCGGCGACGTGTATCAGCTCCGGCTCTGAATTTTCTCACATCTCACAAAATAAATAATTTGATTTCCAAGGAGGAATTGCGAAAATGGCATGGCAAGCGACTGGCGGCAACCTTAAAGGACCGAAGGGCGATCCGGGTACGAACGGCGCGAAGGGAGATGCGGGCAAGAGCCTGCACGTCGCCAACATCACCGTCTCGGACAATTCGGATGTGAGTGTGTCCGCTTTGAGTCCGGCGACGCCTATCGCGACCGGCGATCTGATTTCGGACGTGGATGGCAGGCTTTTCACCGTCTCGTCCGTGGTCAATGGTGATACCGTGCACGTGTCCAATCAGATTGACGGCGTGACCTTCAAGGGGCCGAAGGGCGACAAGGGCGAGGATGGCAAGCCGGGTGCTGACGGCAAGGACGGCACCGGCGTCAACATCAAAGGCTCCTATGATAGCCCCGATGCTTTGAAGCAGGAGCATCCGACCGGAGCATCAGGCGACGCTTACCTCGTCGCGGGCGCACTGTACGTGTGGTCCGGCTCGGAATGGACGAATGTCGGCTCGATTCAAGGTCCGCAGGGGCCGAAGGGCGCGGATGGCACGAATGGTCAGGATGGCAGGCCCGGCAAGGACGGTACTAACGGCTTGGGATGGACTTGGTGGCATGGTGTCCCGTCAGGCTCACAGCCGGTCGGCTCCCTCTACCTCGACCTCGACTCCGGCGACGTGTACTCCTACACACAGGATTAAAAGGGGGGTTTCATGGGTTGGACTAAGTCAGGCAGCATCAAAGGCCCGAAAGGCGATGATGCAGGCGGAATGAGCCTGCCGGTCGGCACGCTGATATCCTGTCCCAACAATTCGACCGAGAATTTGACCGCTTTCGCGGCGGCGTTAGGTGACGATTGGATGATGACCGGCAATGCAGTTTTGACTTTCAACAATCCGATCTTTGACACGGGCGGCAATATCCTGTCTGATCCGGCAGCTGCTGGTCCGCGTCGGCTTGTCTTTTTCATCAAAGTCAAATGAGGTTTGGCGTGCTGCAGAATTTTCTAGCCGGTTTCGGGGGTGTGGGTGGCGCGTGCGCGCTCATCACGCTCGGCCTGAAAGTCTGGCCGGGCGCTTTGGACGCGCAATGCTGGATAGTCGCTGCCGCCGAAAAATATTTGGAGGACAGGCAGTGACGCATCTCGTGATTGCAATCGTAGCATATCTAATTCTGCTCGTGCTTATCCTCATGTTCAATCACGGCGCGCATATGCATTTGTGACCACTATTTTCAAGGCCGTCTCCCCGGAGGCGGCCTTCCTTATGCCCGAAGGAGGCAATCATGGCGGAACACGCCAACGAAAAACAAACCACCAACAATCTTCCTGGCCTGACCGGCGAACGGGTCAAGGCCGGCGTGACCATCGTGGTCACCCTCTACGCTTTGGTCAACGCCGGTCTCAGTCTGGCCGGCATCAATCCGCTGCCATTCACGGACGAGCAGGTGAGCGCGTCGGTTTTCGGCGTCATCGGCATCGCGGGCACGATCTACGGCTGGTGGAAGAACCAGAACATCACATCCGCCTCGCTCGCGGGACAGCAGCTCGTGGACGCCCTGAAGAAGGAGGGTGTGGTCAACGGCATCAGCGCCGCGAAGAACGCGGCCTTGAGCGCGGCGGCAGTCGTGGCCAAGACCACGCCGAAGACTGCCGCCGAATCGACGGACACGGACGACACCGTGGCAGACTCCGATCTTGTGCCGGGCGGTAATCTCTGATGACCGGCGCAGGCTTCGCACTATGGCGCGGCAGTCCGAACCACTACGCTGGGCGCAACGGGCTGCACGTCGACCACATCACCCTGCATATCATGGTCGGCCGATTGGCCGGCACGGACTCGTGCTTCATGCGCTCCAGCTTCCAAGCCGCCTCGCACTATGGCGTCGGCGGCGACGGCAGCGTCTACCAGTGGGTGGACGAGACGCAGGGCAGCTGGGCGGACGCCAATTGGCAGAGTGATTGCAGCGGCATCACCATCGAGCACGAGGGCGGCATGGACGGGATCCCCGTCACCGACGCGGAGGTCGAGGCCAGCGCCAGACTGTGCGCCGACATCGCCCGCCGATACGGGTGGAAGACGCTGTGGCATGATGCCAGCGGCAACCGGCACGGCAACATCGTCCTGCACCGCGAGGTGCCGGGCACGGACCACTACGGGTGTCCCGACAGGTGCGTCAACGCGCTGCCGGTGGACAGGATCATCAAAAGAGCGAACGAATTATTGGGAGGAGACGACATGTCGGCAGAAGACGTGTGGAATTTTCGACAGAACGGCGTCCTGATGCGTGACCGCCTGCAGGGCACGGACGCGGCGGCGAACGCCACGAAGAATGAGCTTTTCAGGCTTTCGCAGTGGGACAGGAACACGCACGCCTCGGCCTTGGGCAACCTCGTGGTCGAACAGCCGGTGCAGGGCGGCGCAAAATTGGGCGACCGTGTGGCCGGCATCGATGCGAAGACCAGTCAATTGGTCACGCAGGTGGCGGCTTTGACCGAGGCGGTCAAGACCCTCGCCGAAAGCAAGGGCGCCGACCCCGACCAGATCGCCGCCGCGGTCGAGAAGGCCGTCAAGGCCAAGCTCGACAAGCTCAGGATCACCGTCATGGACGGTTCCGACGAAAAATAA